GATGAACTTCGAGGTGAGATATCCCTGAGGATCCTACTCATATGGTATGGTGGTTCGTATTTGAAGCGATTAAAGGAGAGTGTAATTACCAAATTGCACGATACTATAAAGCTGCAAATAAGTACAAGGAAGCGATTGAGTCCACTGGAGCCCTCAGAGAGCCGTTCAAGCCCTTTGAAGGTAAACCGATGTCTTACCACCCTTCACATTTAACTGAAGTCACGGAGGTTGATCCTAGTTCTAATCAAGTGTTTAAATCAAAGATAAGCTTTAAACATCTCATAGCTCCCATGGACTGAGAAGTTCATGACGAGGCTAAGGGTGCTGAAGGTTTATCCTGATTCCTTAGATTAAATCTGAATTACTCACATTTATCTAAATCAGTTGATAGAGAACCAGTTGTTCAACTTCCGCGAAGTCTGCGTGAGCATGACTTAGGGAAAAGTTTTATGGAAATAAACCATTCTACTGATCCTTACTTCACTAAGTGTTATAGGGCGTTAGACTGATTGTTCAGTTATGACGACATTGCTTCAGAAATTCCAGTTGACTATTGACCAACCCACAGAGTGAGTGATCGTCCCATCCGAGAGTTTCTGATGGTTGTGAAATGATTTGATTCATTTCAAGAACCATTTTGTCACGATCGGTGAGGTTTTAAGCCTCGACAATCGCCAAGCAGTCTAGACAGTGGTAATACTCCAATAGTTAGTCCTCAGGATATAGTCACCGAGTCTCGATTATTTGATACATATACGGAAGCGAATGAGGTGTTAAGCCCTCCTCGCTACGTACATGTTGATCCTAATTGAGAGTTTGTATGACAACAACCGCTGGGGTTCAACGATCTAACGGGTTATCAATGATACGATTACATTGATACTGTGTGACGGAATATATATTCTATCCCACAGACCCATGGACAAGTATCACTTCGTGGTAGAAAAGATATTCCTAAAAAATATCTTCCCCTACCGGAGTGGAAACTTGGTCGTAAAGTTTAACTAACTTAGATCAACCATCTATTGGTACCCTACACGTGTTAATCGGATTAATATCTGATTATCAGACGGTAGGAAACTTTCGATGTGCATCTGAGCGCC